GCGCGAATACGTCCGAGCACGCCGAAAACGACATCACTAAATCGACGTGCGCCCGCTTCTTCGCCATCTTCAGGATCGTGTTCGCCGCGTCGGCGGGATTCGTTCGAACTTGCTTTGTTTCGAACTCGGTCCGTTCCTGGCGGTTATAGCCGTACTTGATGCGCTGGCGATCAAAGGGCGTCGTGTCCCACTCGCGCGAGTTATAGCAAGCCCGCCATTTGTACTTTTCCTCGTCCGTCGATGCCTCGCCGAGCCCGTGCGCGATCACTTGCGTGGTCGGGATGTGTATCCCTTCCATCGTCACGCGGTAGCGGATCAGATCCTCGTCGCCCAGATCCTCGACGTGCGGTTTCGCATCGACTCGAAACACCACACATAGCAGCTCGGCGCCGGGCTTCAGCAGGGTCGGCTTATCGGTGCCCTTGATGATCCCGTAATGCACGCCCGGTTCCATCAGGTCGGTCATGACCTGTTTCATCAGTTCGCGGTTCGCCTTCATCTGGGCGACGGTCATCGCCCCGCCTTCGGTGGCAAGGCTTGCCACTATCAGCGCAGTCGACGGTGATGCTTTCGACTCGGTCATGCCTTCGATTCCTGTAACTTTCGAACGTGTGCGCGGCAGGCTGCCGCTAAATCAGCGTTGTGAACCTCGACGGCGAGCCGGGCTTCGATCCATTGATCGCGCACCACATAGCCCCAGGGGCGACGCTCGCGGCCGGTGACAAACAGCGTCCAGACCTCGTCGCCTTCCTCGATCGATATCCAATGGCGCGTCATTGCGTGGCGCAGGATCACGTCGCCCGGGACGCGCACCGCATAGGCGAATGTTTCATGACGCTGGCGGCCGGCGACCGACGGCACGGCCACGCAGGCGACGCCGTGATCGGCTCGGCCACGCGACAGCGGATACATTTCGCGGAAACTTCCGCTCAGCACCACCGTCACATTGTGGAAGCCATGGTCATGCAGGAAGGGCGTGTCGCCGCGGTGGTGATGGTGAACAACGATCTGAAGCCAGCGCCGGCGAAACAGCACGTATCGCGTGCGCTGGGGCGCCTGCTCCAGCCCAACGTACTCGATGCACTTCGCGAACCGGGCGAGAAAGCGACCGATGCGGCTCATGACTGTGCGCCCTGCTTCGCCCGTGGCTTGCATTGTGAGCAGACAGCCGTCGCCGCGTACCGCTGGGCTTCGCCGCGCGGCCGAATCAACTGCTCGTGTCCGCACTCCAGCGTCGCTAGTCGTGCATGGTGTGCCCCGTTCTTGCGAGACAGTCCGAGCGCGAACGAGCGCATGATCTTCCTTCTGATCATTTTCGATACTTCGGCAGGTGGCGGCGGGCGGTGAGGTCGCCTTCGAGTTGCTTCGCCCACTCGTCCACGAATTCGAGCAGCCAGTCTTTTTCGGCACTGGTCAGCGGCGGCACCTCGGGTTTCATGGTCGGATGTTTCGCACGTATGTGGTTCAGCGCGATGAGGCAGTCGGGCGTCAGCCCTTTATCCTCGGTGAACATCTTCGAGCGTCGCGGCAATTTAACGGCGGCGGCCATGCGTCACCTTCTTCGGCGGCCGGCGGCCCTGGTTCAACTTCGCCGCCACTTCGACGGCGACCGCGACGGCATGGCAGCAGCTACTGAAGTAACAGCCCATTTCGGCGGCTTCCTTCGCCTTGTCCTCGGTTACCTGCTCGGTGGCGTTGCAGGACGTGCAGCGCACTTTCAGTTGCGGGTTCATTCTGCGAGCGGCCACTGCTTGAGCCCGGCGTCCACGGCCTTGTCGAGGTCGTCGCCGGACAGGTGAAAGGGATCGCCGGGCCCCGGCGCGTTCGACTCGACGGTGATGTCGTGCCATGCCTCGCGCTCACGCAGCCAGCGATACCGACGGGCGTCGAGTGCATCGGATTCGGCGACCTCGACTTCAGTCGTGCGTGCCGCCGCGGCCGAATCAGCAAATGAAAAGATGCCTTGCGTAACCACGTCCGCGTCGGGTCCATCCCATCGCGCGACCAGCCCGCAATCGTGGCCTTGCAGCTTCACGAATATTTCCGCGTGGCCGACATATCGGAAACGCGTTCCCACCGGAAGCGAGTCGAACAGGCGCGTGCGCGTCATTCTTCCTGCACCATGCGATAGATCCTGGGGAATGGGCGCTGCATGAGTTCGGCGCACAGATGCGCGCTGGGCATGACGCCGCCGCGTTCGGGATATCTTGGCCGCAGCACCATGACGCCGTCGCCAAAGTGATCGGCGGCGCACTCGATGCCGGCATCACGCAGGCCCGACATCAATGAGGCGAACTCGATGAAGCTCGTGTCGGCCGACACCCAGACGGCCCAGCCGTCAGGGCCCTCGATCGGCCGGGCGGCGCTGGCCGCAATCGCGGGCGTCGAGCGTGCCTTCTCGATGGCAGCATCGACGACCAGCACAGGGATCACATCAGCCATGGCAGAGTGCACGGCCCGTTTTACGGCCGCGCGTTTTTGATCGGGCGTCATTGCGCATTCATCCTTTCGAGACGTGCGTCTCGGAGCAGTTCGCCAGTCGAGTAGCAGCTATCGACGGGGCAGCCAAGGATCCGGCAAAGGTTCCGGCGAAACTTGGCGTGAATCCGCCGGCGTTTCGCGCTATTGATCCATTTGCTGCTTTTCATGACCCGCCGCCGTTCGTTAGTGTGGTGGCATCCTGCGCTACTTTCCGCACGACCGTCAAGTGCTCCAGATCACAGATCGGAATTACATCGGCTTGCGCCCGGCGCGACTTTTGGTAACGTTGCACCATGACGACACGACCCAGCAAAATGGCACCGCCTGCCGAAAATGGCGATAGCCTGCTCAAACAGACCAGGAAAAGCAGGGGCCTGTCCCTGGAAACGGTCGCCGCCGCCGTCGGCACCGATAAGAGCAATTTGCGCCGGGTCGAAGAAGGCTTGCAGGTTCCGCAGCAAGTGCTCGCGCGGAATCTGTTCAAGTATTACGGCGGCGCCGTCCCGCTCGCGTCCATTTACGACCCGAAGTTCGACCACCCCGCCCGCGCGTGATTATCGATTTTCGACGCCCCGGCGATCCCTCCGATATCCCGTCGGCCGTCCTGCGTCAGCGGATTATGGAGCACTACGCCAAGATCAGGCCCCTGCCTAAGCCCCACACACCGCCGCGACATTCGGCTGAGACACCGCAGAAACACCGGAAATTGTGACGCCGGTCTAGTCAAATGTAGCGCGCTACGCTACGATCACTCCCACACCAACGAAGCGGGAGTCCATCGAAATGCAGCTGTCCACCCTGACCGTTATCGTCGACATCGCCGGTTTTGTCCCTGCGGTGAGTGTCGATCACGACGACGAATATTTGCAGGTGCGCATCACCGATCCGATCGGTACGACGCAGACCTGGGTCAAGCGCCTGCGGCTGCAAATGCACGGCGCGAATGTCGCCGAGCAGATCCGGGAAGTAGCCGCCCTCGTCAGTGTCCCGGCCCTGATCCACTGGATGCAGGACACGGGTTTCACCCTCAATTTCTAATCAGCGGAGCGTCGTCACATGGCAGTCGAAAAACCTCGCGGGTGCGGATATCGAAAGGTCGGCGGCAAATACCTCGTCGGCGGCAAGTTAAGTGCCGCCTGCGGATTGCTTCCGCTCGAACTCCACGTATGCCCGGTGTGCTCCAGCGGCATCAAACAGGTGCGCGGCTGGCAGTGGGTGAACCCTTCCAAGCTCTTCGAAAAGGCGGTCTGTCTCGATCAGAAGTTCGCCGATGTGATGTCACTCTCGTTTGCGACCCGTGGCTGTGCCACTTGCCCGGGTGCGATCGTGCTCCGCGAACAGACCCGCGCCGGCCTGCTGTGGATCGGCGGGCAGTTTTACCCCGAGCCCGAAGACTTCCTGCGCGAGGGCGCCGCTCAGGGCGTGTCCCGTCGCATTCACACGATCCCCCGCGGCTTCAAGGTGGGCGAAACCTGGGTGCTGATTGCTCACCCGCGCGCCGTGAAGCGCGTGCCGGCGACACCTGAAGAGGTCGCCGAGCTTGAACAGCTGAACGGCGGCCTGATCGCGGACAACATCGCGCCGGTGAACCACATCGTGCGCAAAGGGATCATTGCGATATTCCGGCCGGAACGCATCGAGCAGATCGTCACCCAGTCGGAAGCGGATAGCGACGAATTCATGCGCGACCTGGAGTCGAAGGGCATCACGCCGGTCGTCGTGCCGGATAACGACATCGATCACCAGGGCCGCGTCTGGGACAAGCCGAAGTCCGACGAGTCGAAGGATGCGGACCTGTTCGACGAAGGCGGTGCAGAATGAGCGCCCCTTTGACGCCGGTCGCGGTGGAAGCCGCCGCCGTGAAAGCGCAGGTGACGGAAAAGGATTTGCGCTTGCCGTGTCGAATATCAGCAGCGTTCTACGTCACCATTAGCCTGCGCAGCACTGGGTCGTTCAGCGTGTCGGTACGCCATAAGAAATCGCATCTGTCGATGGCCTACGCATGTGGCGTTTTCAGGGCCACCGATGAAGTATCGCACCGGAACGTTCGCGTCATGTTCGTCAGGGAAAAGGGCAACGAAGTCGAAGCCGATTTGATCGTCGGCGAAAGTACCGGCATGACATATTTCTCAGTCAGCGCGGAAGACGGTCACAAAATCGTCGAGATGTTCGGTTTTCCGACGCACGTGTATGACCGATGAAAACGCGGGTGATGTACATCAACGGGCGCGAGGTCGTCGGCGAGGTTGCGATCGACCTCGCCCTGCTTGGGCATGCGATCGACCGCGACCTGGAGCAGATCGCCGAGCAGTTGGTCACACCGAAAACACCGACCGACGACCCAATCACGCGCGCTATCGACTGCGCCGCCGCCGAATGGATCAGCACGACCTAACCTGGAGTCACAGACATGCAACCGATCGAACGCGCAATTTTGATTGCCCTGCTCGTTGACATGCGGGCCGCCGGATATGAGCCCGCCGCGGTCTGGGATGGCGAAGCGTATTTGATGGCAGGCGGCGCCGAGTACAAACAGAAGCGCATGCGGATGCACAGCTCGCAGTCAGCCGATACCGACGCGCCTGACGAAATCACGCAACCGATGACCGACGACGAAGTGCTCGACGCCGTCGGGTCGGTCGATGACCCGACGACGCTGCATTTCACCCATCACCGCAAACGCACCTGGGGAAACCGCGGTGCGTTGCTGATTCTGGGCAATGGCGAAGACATCATTTCGGATTATCACAGTCCCGGCCGAGGATGAGCCCTTCGGGAGCGTGATCACCACGATTTACGATCGAATCTCGGCGGGCGTCTATGAACTGAAGAAGACGACCCGAATGTCGCCGCCGCCCCCGCCGTGGAGTTGATCGCCCTCGATGGCCTGTGGTGCACGCCTCGATGGGGCGTGCGCCAGGGCCTCGGGCTGCCCGACCAGAAGGCGCCGAAGACGTGCCGCTGGTGCGCACGCCCGTGCCCTGGGCGACGAACACACTGGTGCTCGGAAGCCTGCACCCGGAAGTATCTCAAGCTCGGCACCTGGGCCGGCTTATGCGCTCAGATCCGCAAGCGCGATGTCTGCTGTCAGATTTGCGGGGGCGCCGGCCTGACGGTGTCGTGCGTCATGCCTGAATTCACCCTCCCCGATGGCGAGCACCGGCCGGCGTTCACGTCGCTGGTGTCCGAATTCCAGGTCGACCACATCCGGCCTGTCGTCGAGGGCGGCACGGACGACCCCGGCAACCTGCGATTGCTGTGCGTGCCGTGTCACAAGCTCGTTACGGCGCTGTGGCACTTCCGACGGACCCGTCGGCCCTCGAATCAGCTCGGGCTGCTGTAGCGGCTCTATACGCTGCGTGAATTGAAGCGGGCAGGCGATCAGCTCCCCCATTGCCCGTAGCTGTTCCGGCTTCACCACCCAGCGTATTTTCTTCTTGAACTTCACAGGTTATCCACAGGATGCACACAGGATGTGCATAGCGTGCGCGTTTTCTGACGTGCTAAAACGAAAACGCCCTCGGCGTTGAAGCACCGAAGGCGTCGCATCGTCCTGGAATCGCTCGCATCTAACCCGACGCGGGCGAAGTTACCGAATCGACTCGTTCGAGTCCAGTACGTAACGGGGGCGAATGCCGCGCGTGCCGCGAAAGCATTGGTCCCGATTCGGGGATGCCGCACAGAAAACCGAACAAGCCCCGACCCGGGCAATACGCGGGTCTATGCCTTGATGAAAGGTGCGGGGAACTTCTCGCAGACGGTGAGCAGACGGGCATGAAGCATCGCTCCATGCCCAGGGCCTGCATCCGCTGCGACTTCCTACCCGGGGGCGAGATTGACGACGGTAGCCCCCATAACTACGCACCTATCCCATGCGCCTGCCCGGATTATGTTTCACGTGAAACGTGGGTGCATCGGATAGGGCCGGCGGCCTGTGCCCGCCGGTGGGCGACTGGCCCCCGTAAGGGGCAGCGTAGCTATAGCAGGCGTCCCTAGTGCCGGTGCCTTCCCCTGCTGCCTTGCGGCGGGGGCTGGCTGGGAACGGAAAGGAATCCGTGCGCCCCCGTTTCGTGAACCCCATCACTTGCGAAATGTAGCGCCCCATGCCACGATCATTCCCGTGATGGCGGCGTGATTCCCTTTCCTTCCCTGCGTCCCGCTCGCCAAACCACACCGGCCGGGGCCGACTGCAATCTGGGTGAGGTGCACCCGCTGATAGACCCCACCCGCTCGCGACGTTGCCAGACTGACCGAGCAGGATTCGCAGCTACGTGCCCCGGCCGGGCATTTTTGAGAGGTGTAGTCGATGGCAATCGTGATGTTGGCGTGCGTGCTGATCGGGCTCGGGATTCACTTCCTGATCGTGCGGCCATTCATGTCAGCGCACTGATCGAGAGCTGACTATGTCACGCAAACAAAAAATCAATTGGGAAGCGCCGCCGCCAGATGGTTGCGTGTTCATCGACATCTGCGAAGGCGTCGAAGGTCCGTCCGTTTCGATCGGCGACAACAACACCGGCCTTCGCGTCGCAGGCCCGAAGCCTTGGGGCGGTGGCACTACGTCGCGCCGCTTCACGGCGAAGCTGGATGACCTCAAGCGTGCGCTTGAGAGCTACAGCCGGTAGTCACCGCACAAATCATGAGCGCTCCTCAACGCATCAAGATGCCGAACCGTTTCGACGGTAGACGTGTCGGCGACAAATGGTCATGTGACTACGGTCATTTACACCCGAGCCACAGGCATGCGGTGATATGCAATCAACGTCACCGGTATCCAAAGAGCAAGAAATAGAGCGAGACAGCTAGAAAAACTGCATGACGGCGCCCAGGCCGTCGCCGCCGCTGCCGCCCGATCCTGCGTGGCCGCCACCGTTGATCCCGCTACCGCCGCCACCGCCTGCACCGGCAGGGTAACCACCGTCGCCACCACTGCCGCCCGTGAAATCCGCGGTGCGTGTCGAACCGCCCCCTGATCCGCCATCGCTCCCGATAAGCGCCGGGAAACTACTTTTCCCGTCATTGCCATCGGTGGCGCTCGCCCCGTTTCCATTCGAGCCGGCGGTCTGCGTGGTGCTCGGATTCCCGAGATTGCGCCCGCCGATCGCGGCGTTGAATTGAATCGCAGTCGGGTCATCCGTGCCAGTGCCACCGCCACCGCCGGCGCCGCCTCGCCGGGCGTTACCCCCGGCGGTGCTGTTCGCGTTACTGTCACCGATACCGCCGCTCGATCCTGCGCCCGGGGTCGTTCCAGCTTCGATCAATGACGGCGCGGTGCCACCGCTGCCGGCGGCGGCGCTTGTGCTATTCGACGCGGCGGCACCACCTGTCGCCCCGCCGTTCGCCGTGATTTCGGTGCCGGTTGCGAGTAGGCCGAACGTTGTCGCCTGCCCTGCTTGTCCTACCTGCGCGGATGCCGCGACACCGATCGCGCCCGGCGATGCCGAGCCACCGGCACCGATTCGCAGCGACCCGATCGAATTGAACAGGGCGGCCGGGATCAGTGGTGTGCGCTCGAATCCACCACCGCCACCACCGCCGCCGCCCGAATGTTGCACGGTGACTGCGTTCTGCCCGGCGCCGCCACCTGATCCACCGCCTGCGATGGCGATCACCATGATGAACTTGGCGGACCCATGCTTGACCCAGGAATGCAGCGCCGGCTCGCGAACCTCCGCGCACTCGTAAAGGTCGTAATCGCAGCCGATCGGCGGGAAGCTCAGGAAGTCGGCCAGCGGAATACGCTTGTGCTCTTCGTCCGAGACATCGTAAGCCAGCAGGTAGTCGGCATTCGCCGGAGCGGTGTCTTCCGTCAAGCTGTCGATGTCGAGCGCAAGGTCGATTTGATCCTCGTCCTCGACGACCGAGATACCCTCGGGCCCGATCAGCGGCAGCGTGTAGCGGCTCAGGCGCCGCCGGCCTTCGTAGTCCTGCATCAGAAAAACTCGATGATCAGCAGCAAACCATGCCCGCCCTGGCCGCCGGCACCGGATGGCGCGCTCGCGCCGTTCGCCGATGCGCCGCCGCCGCCGCCGCCGCCGCCAGGATTGCCACCCTTGCCGCCCGTGCCAGCTGCTGTCGCTGCCGTATTGGTCGAGCCACCACCGGCGCCGCCTTCGGACGGGCACCCGATCGTGCGATCGGTTCCTGCGGTGCCGGAAGTCGGCGCCGCGCCACTGGTGCCGATCGCCGGGGCTGTCGCCGTCACCCAGAGCGGGAACCCGCCAGGACTGGCGTTTTGTGGCACGTTGCCGCTACTAACGCCGCCGCCGGCACCGCCACCACCGCCCGAGTAATACACAGTGCCCGGCGTCGCCGCGAGCGACGAGTCGTTACCGTTGCCGCCGGTGCCACCATCGCGCATGCCCAGCACAGCCGCCGCTACACCGCCGCCCGCTGTGGTGCCGCCGCCGTTGCCACCGTTGCCGCCCAGGGCGCGCAGATAGTCGCCGAAGTTGGTCACCCCGCCGGCCGATCCGGGCTGGCCGCTCGTCGAATCCGTGGTGATGGAGTTCGCGCCGGCACCCCCTGCGCCGACACTACAGGACACGCTTCCCGGCAGGTTGGGCCCATCGAACCATGCCTCGCACAGGGCGCCACCACTGCCGCCCGACCCGCCGGTGCGTGAGCCCGTACCCTTGCGACCCGATCCACCGCCACCGCCGGCACCGATGCACAGCACGTAGACCGCGCGCACGCCGGCGCTCTTGTTGTACGTGTAGGCGCCGCTCGTCGTGCGAATGATCGGATTCGATGCAACTGTCGAGGAAGTCGCGCCGGCGGGCACGTTGTTGAGTTTCACTTTCTTGTGAACGCCAGCACTCACATCGTAAGTGACCGTGAAATCATTCGCACCGTCCGGGCTCACATCCTCGGCCAGTCCGGGCACGTCGAGCACGACTGCCAGCTCAGATCCGGCCTGCTCAGTCGTCACGCCTTCGGTCGTGTTGATGACCTTGGCTTCATCGACGCCGGTGTCGATACCTCGCGAATCGCGCACGCCCATGGGTTCAGGTTTCCGTTTCTTCGACGCCGGTGATGTAGTAATCGACGACGCTTGCGGTGGTCGTCACGCCCTGAATGACATCGCCTTCACTCAGTTGCAACGATCCGCCCTGCTCGATCACGTCCGCGCTTTGGTTCTGCTCGAAAATGAACCGCCGGATGCGTCGCGCCGTGCTGCCAGACTTCTTCAGATAGATGACGACGGTCTGCTGGGTGCTGTTCGGATTGAACAGGGAAAAAAACTTCACGTATGTCTTAGTGTCAGCCGGCACGGTGTACAGGGTGCCGAGCGAATTCGGCAGCGTGCCATCGGCGAGCGTCTTCGCTGTGAAAACGGAAGCCATTTATAACCCCGCGTGTCCGAGTTGTGGCGGATAGCCGCCGTCAGCCCCAGCGAACGGCACCAGCTCGCCGCCGATGTATTGGTAATTCGTCTGCGTCTCGCGATCGTAAACGATCGTGCCGTCAGGGATCGGAGTGAACACCCAGCCGCCGGCGCCGTCGTTCTCGTCATCATCCCAGTCGGCCAGCTCGCCTTCGTGCCCCGCCCATTCGTCAGTCGCGCCATCCGGCACGTAGTAGGTGTCGCCAGGATAAGCCGATGCCGGCGGCGTGGTCGTGTCGACGCTCACGACGCCGTTGCCCGTATCGGGATCATCTTCGGGCGTGTCCGGCGTGGTCGGTGGCGTGGTCGGTGGCTGATAGCTCAGATACGCGCCCAGCTCATAACCGAAGATATCCTCGATGATGTCGATTTCGAGTTCGTTCGACTCGATCGTGCCGCGATCGATCGAAAGCACTCGGTGCGGCACGTTGTAGATCTGCCGCTCGGGCCATGTCAGTTTGAAGAGGCCGTTATAGGGCAGCATCCAGCCATTCCGATTCGCGATGATCTTGCCACGACCGAGCGGGGTCACTCGCGACGCAAGCTCACGCGCGACCACCTGCTCGGCAATGTCGTGCTGTCGAATGCCTCGACGCTCGACGGTCGTCGGCACGCGCCGCTGCTGCGCATCCTGATTGCCCAGGTCATGCGCACTGATCGCCGTATCCTCGCCCGTCTCCGGGTCGGTGTAGACGAGCGTCACTTCGTTGACCGTCTCGCCCCAGCCCTGCCGCTGATAATCGATCAATTCTTTGATGTCGCTCGGGTCGAGCGTGATCAGGTCGTCGGGATCGTAATCGCCGCGGATCGGGGTCAGCTCGAACATGCCAGTGCCAGGGCGGAACGCAATCGACGCCGCGATGTGATCGAGCATCTGTTGCAGGAATTCTTCGATGGTGACTTGCTGCGTCCACATCATCGACAGCCCGAAGCCTTCCTCATAGAACAGATCGGCGGCAGCCTTCCAGACACTGTCGTTCAGGAAGGCAATCGGCGAGCCCATGCCCCACTCCGGGTCCGTCATGATCTGGTAACACACATGCGCGGGGTTCATGTGCGTGCCGTCGATCAGTGCGCGCTCGGGATACCAAACATCGGTGTTCCAGCCTTTCAGGGCTCGGCGAACGCGCCACTTCAGGATTCGCACCTGTTCCTGCGTGCCGATGTAACCGCCTTCCCAGACGATGCCCAGGAATCCGCGATACGCGACCGGATAAAGGTCGATGCCGGTCCCTTGCCGGCTCGCGAGGTACAGGCTTCCGTCCTGATCGGGCTCGCCCATCATGACGTTAAACACGCCGCTGACGCCGCCGCCGCGCTTATCGCCACCCCATAGCCCAGTGTTATTCACTGGGATGTTGCCGCTGGCCGTGACGTTGCCCGACCAGACGACTTTTTCGCCCCACTCCAGGCGCGTAATCGCATCGACGGGGCCGTGGCAAAGCCCCAGGTGAAAGCCCATGCTGTATTTGTAGCCGACGGTCGATTTGCTGAAGCCGCTGCGCTTCTTGATCGGCTTGATGGTCAGGTCACCGGTCCACAGGCAATTCGCGCCCTGAATGTCCACCGTGCCGAAGACGACGGGAATCGGTCGCCCTTCTTCCGCAGTCGGAAAGTCGAAGTCTTCGAGCGCTGCGGCCGTCGGCGCCTTCGGCTTCGGCGCGAGCGCGATCGACACGATGGTCGAGACGATGAACCAAATTAGCTGGACCCAGGCCATCAGTACACCGATGTCGTGAAAGCGTTCTGCCCGTCCATGTAGGGCATGCCGCCATAGTTGAGGTTGTTCGAAAACTTCGGCCCGCAATGCGCGATCGTATGATTGCAGCCGGGCAGCACCGTGATCACCGTGCCGGGCGTCAATCCTGGAATGGGATGCGTGACGAACACCTCGTCGCCCGTGTGAATCTTGATCCCGCGGCGGACGTAGTAACCGGGCGAGGATTCCCACACGATTTTTCCGCCGCTGAACCACCCATCATCGAAGGCGTCAAAGCCCGCCGACTGGATCGAGCGGCCCGCAACGCCCTCGACCGAAATCGCCTGCTGGAACGTGGCTTCGGACGCTCGGCAGCGTGCGCCATAGAGCACGTGCGGGCAATTCTTCGAATAGATCCGCCGCAAGCCGAGTTGCTTCATGCTCGTGAAGATCGACTCGCACCGCAGTTGCGAATACCCCTTTTGCCAGCCTGCCGACATCACCCGCCCAAACCAGAAGGCTTCGGCGCTGTTATCTGTGTATTGAAGGCGCCGCACGACGAGCCCGACCACATCATCGGGCGGCGCGGGGTTGAATAGCTCGGCGACTGAGAAATCGGCCGGCGCCGTAATGTTCAGCGTCGCTTTCGCGATGTCGACGGTTTCTTTGATCGGCGAGCGCTGAAGCGCGAGTCCCTGGTAGATGTGCGACAAATACGTGATGTTTCGATCGGCGCTGGTTGCGCGGATCGTGCCGCCCTGGTAGCTGAATTCGAACAGCTCGACCGGGACCGAACTTTCGACGCTTGTTTCGTAGTCGTTGAACGCCATCGCGGGTCACTCTTTGATCGAAATCAGGTTCATGGTGATCGTAGCGTCGCCGACCTTGCGGTGTTCGATCTGCACGGAATCGTCGGCGATCCGCATGAGCATCATCAGCTCGATGCGGACCACATCTTCGACCTCCAACGCCGTCGGATAGATCACCTCGGTGACTGTGATCACTTCCTCGTCGGCGTCGACGACACTGCTGTCGACCCGGCGGTGCAACGCCTCGCCCGTGGCGAGCACGATGCGCACGTCACCTAGCGGACGGCGCCCCTGTACGAACGACGTATAACCGCACCTGAGGACGCGGAATTCGGTCGTGCCTGGGCCGATCGGATCACTCAACTGCAAATCGATCCGGCACGTAGGCACCCAGAAGGATTTTTGACTGCCGTGGAATGAATGCACCAGTTGCCGCACGCGCCACAGCTCCGCGGGCGTCGGCGCGTCCCATGTCTTCACCGACTTGATGCGACTGCGGTCGGTTCGGAAGGTTTGCAGGATGCGGCCCGACTTGTTGTCGATGACGATCACCGGCCGCTCGATCGACTCCGGCAGCGTGTCGGTGACGATGTTGCCGTCGTCGAGTACCACGCGCCCGTTGTAGAACGTCGCGCCCGCTTGATCGCTCAAATCGACGTTGTCGATGGTGGTGAAGAGTACCGACGTTTTTTCGAAGCCGTCCTGCGTGCCGTCGGGCTGGCGATTGTGCTCGGTGTTGGTCTGCATCCAGCAGGCTCGCACCGGCACCACGAATGTGCCCGGCTCATACTGGCGACTGACGCCGGCGGTCGTCTCGATTTGACTGCTGGTGAAGGAATCAATCTGCAATGCTTCCCAGATCGCCGGCGTG